GCTTGCGCTGAAAAGGAAGCTGACTACGACGAGCAAAATGGCTGGGTAAGGTATGATTTGGATGACGTTGAGCCTCCTGCCACGGTAAACGAAATGCGGCGTCCCCGTGGCAGGCCGCGAGTTGGGGTTGTTGAACTAGGAGCATAGGTATGACCACATCTGCTGGCGACCAGATAAACGGGGCCATGCGCCTGATTGGGATGCTTGCAGAGGGTGAGACACCTTCAGCGGCAGCGTCGCAAGACGCACTGTCGGCGATGAACCAGATGATTGACTCATGGAACACTGAGCGTTTGTCAGTGTTCTCTACGCAGGATCAAATCTTCACTTGGCCTGCAAGCACTTTAAGCCGAACACTAGGCCCAACGGGTAATTTTGTAGGCAACAGGCCGGTCTTGCTGGATGACGCTACCTACTTTAGGGATGCGGCCACCAACGTCAGCTACGGCATCAAAATCATCAATCAGCAGCAGTACAACGGTATTGCTGTCAAGACGGTGACTAGCACCTACCCACAGGTTATGTGGGTCAACATGACGTACCCCGACATTGAGATGTACGTCTACCCGGTGCCGCTGCGTCCGCTGGAATGGCATTTTGTCTCGGTTGAGGAACTGACCCAACCGGCAGTATTGGCAACTACGCTGTCGTTCCCGCCTGGTTACTTGAGAGCGTTCAAATACAACTTGGCCTGCGAGATTGCCGCTGAGTTTGGCGTCGAGCCAAGTCCGCAAGTGCAGCGCATTGCCATGACCAGCAAGCGCAATCTGAAACGCATCAATAACCCAGATGATGTGATGGCTATGCCCTACGGTATTGTTGCCAACCGTCAACGGTACAACATCTACGCTGGCAACTTCTAATGCACACGCCCATTCTTGGCTCGGCCTATGTTGCGCGTAGCATTAACGCTGCGGCCAATCGGTGCGTCAATCTGTTTCCAGAAGCCATTCCCGCAGGAGGGCTTGAGGCTGGGTTTCTAAACAGAGCGCCGGGGCTGGAGTTTCTTCAGACTGTAGGCACCGGCCCCATCCGGGCGTTGTGGGCGCACCAGACCAACGGCACCGACTTTTATGTCGTGTCAGGCCAAGAGGTCTACAAGCTGACCGGCATGACTGCTACGCCTACTTTGCTTGGCACGGTGTCAGGCACTGGCCCGGTATCCATTGCGGACAACGGCACTCAGATGTTCTTTGCCTGCAATCCTGACGGCTATATTTACAACGAAGTCACCAACGTATTCGCGCAGATCACAGACCCAGACTTTGCTGGCGCTGTGACGGTGGCCTACCTTGACGGCTACTTTGTTTTCAACCAGCCTGACAGTCAGATTATTTGGGTGTCGCAATTGCTGGACGGCACGTCAGTTGACCCGTTGGATTTCAAATCCTCGGAAGGCTCACCCGACGGCGTGGTAGGAATTATTGCTGACCACCGGCAACTGTGGGTGTTTGGTACTGACTCGGTTGAGGTTTGGTACAACGCAGGCTCTGCTGACTTCCCATTAGAGCGCATTCAAGGGGCTTTTAACGAGATTGGCTGCGTGTCTGCATACTCCATAGCCAAACTGGACAACGGCCTGTTCTGGCTGGGTACAGACGCCCGTGGGCAGGGTATTGTCTATCGCGCCAACGGCTACACCGGCACTCGGGTTTCTACTCACGCTATCGAGTACGCCATTGCTCAGTATGGCAACATCTCGGACGCTATTGCGTACACATACCAGCAAGAAGGTCATGCTTTCTATGTGCTGACATTCCCGTCTGGCAACGCCACTTGGGTCTACGATGTGTCTACCCAAGCCTGGCACGAACGTGCTGGATTTGATGCAGGTCAGTTTATGAGGCACCGCAGCAATTGCCAATGCAATTTTGGTGGCAACATCATTGTCGGTGACTTTGAAAACGGCAACCTCTACAGGTTTGACCTAGACGTTTACGCTGACAACGGCGGGGTTCAAAAGTGGTTGCGTTCGTGGAGAGCGCTGCCACCCGGCGAAAACAACTTTAAGCGCACGGCACACCATACGCTGCAACTTAACGCTGAGACTGGCGTCGGGCTAAACACCGGCCAAGGCTCTGACCCGCAAGTTATGTTGCGCTGGAGCGACGATGGCGGCCACACTTGGTCAAACGAGCATTGGGCTAGCATGGGCCAAATCGGTGAGTATGGCTACCGCACGTTCTGGCGTCGGCTTGGCATGACGCTCAAGCTGCGTGACCGGGTGTATGAGGTCAGCGGCACTGACCCGGTAAAAATTGCCATTACGGGCGCTGAGTTGGTGTTGAGTCCAACAAAGTCTTGACATGGCAAACATCACCCAGATCCCCGCACCTCGCGTTCCTTTGCTAAACGCGCAGACTGGTGCTGTGTCTATGGAGTGGTTTCTTTGGTTTACTAACGTCTACACCATCACAGGCGGTGGTCTTGCCATTACGCCGGTCATTAATGGCGGCACGGGACTAGGCACTATCCCAACCAACGGCCAACTGTTGATTGGAAACGGCACGGGCTATTCGCTAAACACTTTGACAGCCAGCACGGGCATTACCGTGACCAACGGCGCAGGCACTATCACAGTGACCAACAGCCTGCCCGACTTGACGGTAGTGCTGACGGGCGCAGGCACAACGGTAGTGACTGGGACATACCCCAACTTCACCATAACCAGCAACGATGCGTTTGTCGGTACGGTCACTAGCGTGGGCGGTACGGGTACGGTCAACGGCATTACGTTGACAGGCACGGTAACTACGTCAGGTAACTTGACGCTTGGCGGGACGCTCAGTGGGGTGAGCCTGACCACTCAGGTCAGTGGAACTCTGCCAATAGCTAACGGCGGCACGGGTACAACGGCTACGACTTTTGTTGATCTTACAACCAATGTATCTGGTATCCTCCCTGTAGCCAATGGGGGGAATGGATTAGGCGCAGCGTACACAGTAGCAACCCTTCCAGCAGCCGGTACGCAAGGCCGCAGATCATGGGTGACAAATGCCCTAGCGCCTACATTTCTATCTGCCCCTGTTGGGGGCGGCGCGGTGGTTTGCCCGGTGTTTGACAATGGCACGGCCTGGGTGGTTGGGTAACAAGGAGAAAGATTATGGGTTGGGCACAATTAATAGGTGGCGCAGCGGGATATTATTTTGGTGGGCCAGCAGGCGCTGCTGCGGGCGCTGCTCTCGGTGGCGGTCTTGAGGAAGCTACTGGTGGCGGCGCGTCAGGTGCGGCGAGAGAGGCCGCGAACACATCTGCTGCTGCCAATGATCGTGCTTTGGCGTTGCAACAGCGTATGTACGAGGAAGGCGTTGCTAGACAACAACCAAGGCTGGCAGCAGGCAACAACGCATTAGCGCAGATGCAAAGCGGCGCGTTTGCACAACCCGCAGCGTTTAAGTTTGGCGCTGGTGACTACCAAGCTGACCCAGGCTATGCGTTTCGGCTTGCAGAAGGCCAGAAGGCGCTTGACCGACAAGCAGCAGCCCGTGGTGGGCTTATGTCTGGTGGCGCTTTGAAAGCAGCCGCTCGGTACGGCCAAGACATGGGTTCGCAAGAGTTTGGTAATGCTTACAGCCGCGCACTTGATGCGTACAACGCTGACGTAGCACGTTCAAACACTGGTTACAACCGGTTGGCTGGGCTTGCTGATATAGGTCAAACAGCAGGCACTCAAATTGGCACTGCCGGTCAAAGTTACGCGACCAATGCTGGAAATCTGATGATGAACCAAGGCGATGTTCAAGGTAACGCCATGTTGGCGTCTGAACGCGCTAGGCAGTCGGCTTACGGCAACATTGGAAAAGCACTTGGGTCTGGTGGGTTTGACAGCTTAGTCAGTGGTTTCTATGGCCCCGGCCAATACAACCAAAGAATGGGCGTTAACTTTAACGACCCATACACTTACGGTTAAGGACAAATCATGGCACTTAATTTTGGAGTTCTTGACCAAGGTGGCCCTTCAAATTTCTTTGAGGGCTATTCTCAAGGCCAAGAGAAAATGCAGGCCAACGCAATGGCCCAGCAGAAAGCAGCGCAGGCCCAGCAAGAGTTTGGTATGCGCCAGCAGGAGTTTGCTGCTAGTCAAGCGGATAAGCAACGGGTTGCTAAAGCTGCAGCAGTCACGCAGAAATTAGGCTCTTACAGAGATGCGCTACTGCGTTCGCGGAATGCTGTTGATGCTCGTAGGATTGTGGAGATGCAATACGCAGACCCAGACATTGGCCCAATTAGAAGCCGTCTTAGTCCGTTGGAACAGGCTTTAGCTGAAGTTCCTGATGAACCCACTGCGTTTCAGAAATACCTAGAAGACGAAGCTATGGGTATGGAAGAAGTACGTAAAATGCAAGGGAGGGACAGGGCCTTTGCCACTGCTATGGGTGGCGCTCCGCAAGCCATGCCCCAAGCAGCGCCCACTAACGCTATGGCTCCTGTTGGGCCTGCTGCTCCAGCCGCGCCTGTTAACGCTATGGCTGCACCAGCAATGTCAGGCGAACTGCAAAACTATATGGGGCAACGTGAACGATTAACGGCGCTTGCAGATCAAAACCCTCGCGTCAAAGCCACCATTGACCGGCTGGATAAAGAGATTGCTAGGTTGTCGCCTGCGGCACCGACAACACCAACAAGTGTCTCTGAATATAATTTTGCGGTACAGCAAGGCTACAAAGGATCGTTGTTTGACTTTAAGCGTGACTTAGCAAATGCTGGTCGAGCGCCCGGAACAACGGTAGTTATGCCCGTACAGGAAAAAGCCGAAAAAGGCGCTCGTGGAACAATGTTGGTAGATGAATTTAAAGGGATTTCGGCAACTGCCAGAAATGCCGCTAAAAATTTACCAACTTTAGAAACTCAAGAACGTATTTTAGAAGGTGGGTTTAAGACTGGTTTTGGTACTGATGCACAAAAAGCAGGCGCTTCTATTTTGTCAGCTTTGGGTGTACCTGAAGCAACAACGTATGCAGCTAAAGCTGAAACTTTTAACGCTGCTGCTAACAATGCCGTTCTCCAAAAACAACTTGAACAAAAAGGTACGCAATCTCAGTCTGACGCAGACAGAATGGAAAAAACCGTTGCTCAACTTGGCAATACTGTAGATGGCAATAAATTTATTATTTCAGTTGCCAAGGCTCAATTAAAACGCGACATTGAACAGCGCAATTTTTATTCAAGTTGGTGGAACAAGAACAAAACTTACGATGGTGCTGAAGAAGCGTGGTTTAGCGGCGAAGGCGATAAATCTTTGTTTGAACGGCCTGAGTTGAAAAAGTACGCCGCACCTCAAGCCGCTCCGAGGGCTAACAAACCAGCAGCGGCTGGCGGATTGTCTCCAGCAGAACAAGCAGAATTAGATCGACTGCGTCAACAATTTGGGGGTAAAAAATAATGGATCCCCGCGAAGAATTAATGGCCCTGCGTAGGATAGCTGAACTAGAGGCCAAGGCTGCTGGTCAAGCCGCCCCGTCTGAAATGCTTGCGCCTAAACGCGAGGCGTCCACAATGGATATTATTACCAGTGCGCCATACAAAGCACTGGCAGGCGCTGCGGATGTGTTTCTTACCGCGCCTGAAAATATCGCCAATCTTGCAAAAATGGGCTATGGCACCGCAATGACTGCGGCAGGCCGACCAGACTTGGCACCAGAGGTAACAGCACCAAATCAACCTGTTGCATCAGCCTTACAACGTGCTGGCCTCATTAAACAGCCACAAGGCGAAACTACGCCTTTTCAGCGAGGTTTGGACGTTGCGATTCAAGGGGCTACAGGCGGGTTGCTGGGCGGTGCATCTGCCATACGTGCCGCTGCGCCTACGTTGATGGGGCAAACCCGCGCAGCAGGCACTATGGCTGCTGTGGGTGGTGGTGCTGGGGCTGCTGGACAAGCCGTTACTGAAGTTACTGGAGAGCCTTTGTTTGGGGCTGCTACGTCTATGGCGGTGCCTGGGCTTGCTATTGGCGCTGCTCGCGCTAGACAAGCCAATTTACAAGCCCAGCAGCAACGCAATGCAGTGCGTGATTTGACCATTCGGCAGGCGCAAACTGAAGGCTATTTGACAACTCCTGGCAGCGTAACGCCTAACGTACAAAATGTTTTGTTGGAGCGTATGGCGGGGAAAACACGAACGCAACAACAAGCGGCGGTTCAAAACCAACAAGTTACTGACAGGCTTGCACGACGGGCAACGGGCATTGGTGAAAACGATCCGCTAACCCGCGCCAATATGCAGCAAATTCGTAGGGACGAATACCAACGAGGTTATGAGCCATTAAACCGTATTGGCGCTGTACCTACAGACCCGCAATTTAACACTGCGCTTGACGATGTATTGGCTGCGTACACTGGCCCCGGACAGTCATTCCCCGGCGCAATTCCTCAACCAGTGTTAAATTTGGTTAACAGTTATCGTGTTGGTCAATTTAACTCGGCGGACGCAATTGGGGCTACGCGAACATTGCGAGAGCAAGCAAGAGCAAATATTCGCGCTGGTGGTGACAATGCTTCTGTTGGTTTGGCTCAACGTGCTATCAGCAACGCTTTAGAAGACCAAATTGAACGGCAACTAACCCAAGCAGGCAACCCCAACACTCAAGCTATGCTGGATCAATTCCGCGCTTCTCGGCAAAGAATGGCAATTAGTCATTCTGTAGAAGATGCAATTGTGGAAGGTGGCGGGTCTGTTAATGCGCGAACATTAGCAAATGATTTGCAGACCAGAGGCCGATACTTTAGCGGCGACTTGGATTTGATAGCGCGTTTTGCAAACATTGCGCGTCCCGTTATGACGCCACCCAACACTATGGGGACACCCACCGGCGCTCAAATGATGAATACTGTTGGCGTAGGGCTTGGCGGTTTAGGAGGTTTAGGAGGCGGCGTTTTAGGTGGCCCATACGGTGCAGGTGTAGGGGCTATTGCGGGTGCGATGGCACCGCAAATGGTTTCAGGCGCAGCACGAAGCTACTTGATGTCTCCGTTTGCCCAAAACCGCGCTATCCCGACTTACAATCGTCCTGGAGTTAACGCGCTGGCGGGTAGTAATGAGGCAGTTTTGCGTTCTTTGATGGGTTTGCCAACATTTACCAATCAGCCCAACCAAAACGCCATGCTAGGCCCACAGTAACACCCAAGGCTTGATATGTACTACCTCAATGCTTTCAACGAGATGCTGAAAAAGCGTCAATCGCAAAACCAGATGATGGGTGGTGGGCAAGACTATGGCGTTGGCACTACCGCACCATCTGGCCCACTTGGGCTAGGCCCAGCGCAAGATCGGAATGCCTTTCGGGATACGCTCAACAGTATGAGCCCGTTGGGAAGGACTGCTATGGGCATGATGCCTGTTATTGGCCCAGCGTTCAATGTTGGAAGGTTAGTTGACGCAGGTATATCGGCATATCAAAATTCGCAGCTTGCGCCAAGCCGGGACGCCAGAGAACGGGCGCAAGATCGATTTAGGGCGTCTGAAATAGCTGACATGAATGCGCCTATGCAGAACACCGCGCAACAGTCGTTTCGCGGAAGTGAACTAGCAGACTCAAGATCACTAAACACGCCGCAGCAGTCGTTCCAAACTAGCGAAAAAGCAGGCTATGGCCCACCTGGTTCAGAGTACGGCCCTGCTCCAACAACTTCTCTTGACTCCAACCCATATGAAGGCGGTTTTTACGGACCGGGGGCGTTTAATGAGAACGCCGTTAACATGGGCGGACGTATGGGCAGTGTTAATGTTGAAGGTAATGCGGTTGTTGGAGGCCCAATATCATCAGTTCCAACCGGCGAATCTTTGGCCCCTATGGCTGGGGGAAATAATAATACGGGCGTATTTGATGCTAGAACTTCTGGTGAGTCCGCAACTGTTGATACTGGAAACCCATTTGGCGGGGATGCCTATGGCGGCAGTTACCAATTTGCCAAAGGCGGCATGGTAGACGCCCGTCACCTCAAAGGCCGCGCCCCTGCTCCAGACGATGGCTACGGTGCTTTGCAAGGCGGTGAGTACGTCATTACCAAGGCGGCGGTGGAGAAGTACGGCAAGCGTCTTCTGGACGCGATTAATAACGGGACATTCCGATGACAGACGATGATTTCCGACGCCTTGAAAGCAAGGTCGACAAGCTGACAGATGCCGTTGGCAAGCTGATTCTTTTTGAAGAACGTCAAGCCACGCAAGGACTAAGGCTTGGCGGTGTTGAAACCAAGCTCGGAATTCAAGAGGTTCACTTGCAACGCATTGACAAGAAGGTCGACCAGTGGGTCAATCGCGGCGTCGGTGTCTGGGCTGCTGCGGCTATCGTGTTTGCAGTGGTCAAATACTTGGACAAATGACACCGCATTTCAGCCTGGAAGAATTCACCGCCAGCGACACGGCGGCTAGGCTGGGCATTGACAACCGATTGCCTGATGAACTGCGCGAAAACGCGCTGAAAACACTGGAAATGATGGAGCGTATTCGGTTCCACATTGATGCGCCCATCACAATCACATCAGGATACCGCTGCAAGGCCTTGAATGGCGTCATAGGCTCCAAACCGGGGTCTGACCATACATTGGCCTTGGCTGTTGACTTCAAGGCTCCAAAGGCCGGTACGCCATTCCAGATTGCTGCAAGCCTTGCGCCCGTTATCAAGATCGTTGGCATTGGGCAACTCATCCTTGAGTTTGGTACTTGGGTTCACGTAAGCACCCGCATACCTGACAAGATCATTAATCGCATCATCACCATCAACAAAGACGGCACGAGGGCAGGAATATGGCAGTAGACCCCATCAGCATTTTGCTTGGCATTGGCTCCAAGGTCATCGACCGGCTGTGGCCTGATCCGGCAGAACGTGACGCTGCCAAACTAGAACTGCTCAAGATGCAGCAGTCTGGTGATCTGGCGCAATTGACTGCCGACACCAGCCTGATGATCGAACAAATCAAGGTCAATGCTGCCGAGGCAACAAACCCAAGTCTGTTCGTCAGTGGCTGGAGACCTGGGGTGGGCTGGGTCTGCGTTGCAGCTTGTGGCTGGAACTGGATTGGCCTGCCCATTGCCAAACTAGGCATGGAAATCTACGGCCACCCAATCAACCTGTCACCGGCAGACCTCACGGAGATGCTGCCAATCCTGATGGGTATGCTCGGGCTAGGTGGCCTGAGAACGATAGAAAAGCTACAGGGCCGTGCTGCGAAGTAACTTCATGGCATCCCGCAGGTCTTGACGTAGCTGCTCAATCGCCTCGGTCTGCTGCTGCATCCGAATGTAGGCGTCCATAGCAAATCTGTCCAGCGTCGTTCTCTCCCAAGCTGCAAAGTTCGGTAAATCGTTCATGTCTTTCCTTTTGGATGTGGGCAATTATCAGGCACCTCAACAGCGCACCAGACCGCTTGGTAAGGGTAGGCCCCGTTGGGAGCCAGCCAACGGTCAATGTAAACGTCTACCATCTTATTGACCGCCCTGTGAACTGATCGGTAGGGTACGCCTGCTGCTGCCGAAATTTCGTTTAGTGTCATGCCGTCGCTGTTTTTTAGCAAAGTAGCGCGAACGACAAGAATGGCGCTCAAGGGCGTCTCCGTGGCAGTGCAGCCCAATGCGTCCAGAACTGCGTACCCGGCGTGTTTTCATAGTGTCCCATTGTCGCTACTCCGCTACGCCCAAGCAGCAGAACCTTGACCCCGGTGGGCGTGTGTTCGTCAATCGGTATCCAGTAATAATCATCGGCTACCACTGCCGTGCGGGTGCTGTCTAACCGAAACTTGATCTGTCTTTCTAATTCTTCAAAGGCTTCATCTTCAGTCATGCCGCCCTCCTTATCCCGATTGCAAAACTCAGCCACGCCAGTTCAATCCACCAGTCCTCTTCAACATTGATGGCAACCGCAGGCCAGAGAAAAATAGCGGTGCTGCTGGTCTTGGTGTAGATCATGTGTTGCGCTCCTTCAATACCTGTTGAGCTACGTACATCCCGGCGTGAAATGCCAGCTTCATTTGTGAAGCAATCGGGGCAGACTCTCGGTTTACATCTTCATCCGTCAGACCCTGCCACTCACGCTTGGGTGCATTGCAGATTTCGCACTGCTCACCGCGCAACCAACCATGACCACACCTCCAGTTATTTTTGCGCCATTGATCTTCGCTCCAATAGGCTTTGTCTTCATCCATTGTTGCGCTCCTTCAGTTTGGCTTCAATGGCAATACGAAGGTCATGCAAATTGCCCCTTCTCGCAATCACAGCAATTTCATCAATTTGATCATCCGTCAGCCCCACCCACTCACGCTGTGAGCAAACGTGGCCGCAGCGGGGGCAGTCAACCTGCTCTGGCTGTGCTGCGGGTGGGGTGGTGTAACGCTGGCTCACTACAGACGCAATGCAATCAGCGTCCAGTCCACTCTGCACAGGTGCTGCAACTGCCGACGAATCCTCGGTAGTTGGCTGTGCTGCGGGTGGGGTGGTGTATAGGCGCGTTCCGACTGGAGGCACATAGCTGATGTAGTCAATCTCGCCACGCTCATTAAGAACTTCGCCCACCGGCTCCTGCTCTGGCTGATCCAGCGCTTTGCGTAGGGCGGTGATAGCTTCTTGCGTTGCTTTTTGACCGCGAAAGCTGTCAACAAAAATCGCTGCTGATTTCAAAGCCTCCAGCGCCTGCTGCGCGGCTTGTCTTAGGTCAGTCATCACATCCCCTCGTCGGCCAGTGCCTCGGCCAAGAATAAAAGAAACATAGAGCGTTCATCTTCAGTGCTTTCCGAATAGATGTCTTCTTTTTCAATTACA